ACACCATTCGTTGCACAGGCTCAATCTAAACATAGGCGTGGGTTGGATCCCATTCATTACTATGCAACGGCGAGGATTACAGTCCTCATGAGCGCGCCCGCTGTGTTCAGCATGTTGTTGAAGTGTGTATTGCCGGTCACTCAGATTCCTGTGACAGCGGCAAGTTGCAAGTTGTGGCCAACTGCAGTGTACTCAAGCGTGTATTGTCCGTACTGGACCGAGAATCCAAGACCCTCAGTGACGGCGACAAAATAGCCATGGACTTGGTTATCTATGTCGGCATCCGTTAAACCCGTAATCTGAGTATTGACGGTGTACTTGGTGCGACGTCTATTCATGCTGGCGTTGAGTTCCAGTGGCATCCAAATGGGGCCACTGACAGCATTAGGGGTAGACTTAACAATGGACGTGATGTTCGCAACCGAGTAGACGCCCGTCAAGATCTTGTTAAAGATCTCGGGGTTATCCAGGTACGCCAACCATATGGTGCCAACATTGTTGGAACCAAGAAGTGGAGTATAAATGCACCTAGCATTACGCATGGTGTATTCCTGGTAATTCCGAATTACGGCGCCTCCGGCGTCCGTGCCGGTGGGATTGGATGCTGGGGCAACAACGATGAGCGCTGTGCCCTGGGCGGCTATACCGGTAGTCGAAATGGGTTGAAACCATCGCGAATGCACGATAGCACCGCCAGCATCCATCTTCTGGATTCTTGTGCGGACTTTAGGCACGCGAGCGCCACTAGTTACAGTGGTGGCCGCCTTGTTGTAGGTTTTGCGTTGGCTTTTGTTAACCATGATAAAGGATTGGAACTTTGACTTGTCTGTAAACACGTCATGGGGGGTAGACCACTGTAGTTGATCACGGGCCAAGATTTTTCCATGGCTAGCTGGAGATCAGGGAGGATACCAAATGCGAGCCAGAAACTATATCTGCCACGCGCTGTGATATGCCCACCCTTCACCCCTGCTGCCATGTAACCTAGACCGGAATCACGCACACTGGCCAATCCCCCCAAGCGGCTTTTGGTGTTGCAAATTGCGGAGTAGAATGACTCCCAACATGGCACACCACGGGTGAGTTCGAGACCGCATATGCCTATCGCATCTCGCCATGTGTTGAACTCCTCAAGGGTGGCCCAGCTGAGAAGGGACACGCAATCCTTGGACATTGCGGTCCAAGGATTGCGCACCATCCGATAGCTATCGCCAACCCAAACAGGCTGAGTTTGACAAAACTCAATATGCTCGAAGACATCAACGGTTGGTTCACGCTTCAGCTTAAAGCCAAAGTCGGTGAACCATTGGTCAATTCCATGGAGATGGTGCTCGTCCCGTTTCTCCAATATGATGACGCAATCGTCACCATTATTTGACAAACGGGCTGTAACACCCCTCTCCTCGAGATACGCTAACACAATGCTAGACATGATGAGACAATTGCCCATGCCGGTATTGATGTCACCTGACATGCGGCACCCTTCCTTGGAGTAGGATACGAGTGTCTCTCCAACTCGCCCAAAGCCACGATTTTGTAGCTGCCATTCCAATAGTCTCCGGAGTTCCTTACTACGAAACACAGTGTTGTAGACTGAATGCTCGAACCGCAATGCTTCAACACTAACGTGTTGATCAAAGCGGGATGCATCGAGCCCAACAGCGACTGGTTCGGAGAAGGAATCCCAGTTACTCTTGAGAACGGTAGCGACGCCATCAGCGTTCAGACCTTTCACAATTACCTGGTAACCAAAACAACGCTTAAACCCACGAGCAAGCTCCTTTTCAAAACACTTGAGGTAGCGACCAACTTCAAGGTTATATCGAGGAGAACGTGGCTGGATGACCCTAGGGGCAGGGTCCTCCTTGGCAGAGAAATTAACTTTCTCTGCCTTCACAAATGTACTAACATAACTATCCTTTCGAGCAATTCCCCTCACAAGCAGGGAATCTGAGGCTCTCTGATATATTCCACGTTTGCGACCGACGTATAGTGCTGGGTATTCAGCACGAGGGACGACGGTGGTCGGGGACATGGAATCACAGAGGCGGGCTGCTAACCCGGTAAGTTTTGTAAACACATTTGCTTTGGGGGACCTGCATGGCTGCAACAAGCCATTTTCAGAAACGTAAAGAACACGTTCTGCTACCCCTCGGATGAGGTTAGGGACAGAAGAGTTGTGAACACCATACTGGGCTCCAGAGCCATACCCAGAAAGAATGCGCACACTCCTGGTCTTACCCTGTCGTGCGTCCCCAGAGACGGTGATGCCGGGAACACCAGTGGGGTAAGTCACTGATGTCTCGACTCCGGGGACGACGATAGGGCCGCTTCACGCGACCTCCCCACCGCGTTTGTGCTGCCGCACAAACGCGGTGTTCCGCATTTCGATCAATAATAGATCGTCAAGGGAATTGAGGAAGTACGCTTCAACGATGAGGGGGAACTGTCGTGAGATATGGGATGGACGGAGTCCACGAGTTTTGAGGAACTTGCGGACAACGTCGCTGACAACCAAACGATTTGCTTTGGTGTCAGCCATCAACCCAAACTCGCTGCGGATGTAATCCACAGCGATGCGAAGGATGCGAGAGGGAGTGCTTTTAGCAACATCTGCTGTCTCATCAGCATCATCCACGACGACGTGGGCCTGTTCCCACGCCCAACGTATGGTGGCTTCAGCTAAAGTGTTCCTGCTGAACCACCACCGCAGCAATCTGACCAGGATTACCGCGAGGACCAAAACAGTTAGCACACTAGAATAGAGATAAAGCGGATCCATTCGGGCTTCAAACTTAGTTACTGTAATAGCTAAGAGTCGCGTTTAAGTGCAGCGATACTGATAACGTG